TGAGCAGTTGTTGTACTGCGTACAGTTAATGGGGTATCTGGAGCATTAGTTCCCACCCCAATACGTGTTGTTGATATTGATAATGCTGAATCTGTACCTAATCCATCTTCAATGTATTTAGCCGAAGCATCATCACCGATACCTTCAGATGTTACCTTTAATAGTTGTTTATATGTTGAAGCAATCGAGTTGCCTGTTAAAGTTGCCATAATATTATCCTGTTAAATCTTCCCAATTGGTTGTTGTTTCTTCCCATTTAAGCATAATTGCTTCTGCACCTGACCATCCAATATCAATAATAGTTTGTACAAAATTGACTATAGATGCTCTTACTCCACCTAACATTATTTTAATGCCACTAGGTTGGTTGCTGTAGTACCTGTATCATATACTCTATCAAATACCAATGGTAACAATTGACCACTAGCTAAATTCTTAAATACAATAGCACTACCAGATCCATTTAGATCAAGCTTTACATCTCCACCTACTCCTACATATAATGCTTTATAGGGAGCTCCACTTACGTCTGCTCCATCCGATGCAGTAATTGCTAATGCTTTATCATACACCATTTGGTTTAAGGATTCTTTTACAGAAAACTTTTGTAAATCAGCCATCTTTTTTCTCCTTCGTTACGATACCTTGCCGAGCTTGACTTTTCTCATGGGCATCTTGGTTAGTTTCTTTTACCACCGATTAGTAGTTGCAATCCTTCATTGTATTCTGCCTTTAACGATTGTAACTGACTTTGTTTCCATTGATAGTCTGTTACTTGTTTTTGAAGTTTTGCACTAAAATTTTGTATATCAGAATTACGTTCTTGTATTGCTTTGTTTACTTGTGCAGAATAACTTTGTATTTCACTACTATATTTCTGTATTAAATCATCATTGTTCTGAATTGCAGCTTGTAAAGTATTTGCTTTGTTTTGCAATGCTAATGCTTGATCTTGTGCTTTATTAAATTTATCTACATCTATAGTTTGTGCTGATTCTTGCTTAGCTTCTTCAGCATCTACTTGAAGCTGTCTTAATGTTCTTTGTAAATCTGTATTATGTTTTGCTAATTGAGCTTGTACAGAAGCTTGATAAATAGAATTTTCTTTATTATAAATGTTTAATTTATTTTGCATAGCTTGACTGTATGCATTAAGATAAGTAGATATTTTTTGTAACTGTGATCCTGCTAGTTCTATATCTTCTTCTGTTTGAATAAAATCGCCTACAACTTCAAACCAATCACTAAAATCTATTTTATTATTATCTGCTGTAGCATCATGTGTTAAGGTTCCTGTTAATTCTTCAGTTTCTCCTGCTACTGCAGGGGCTGTATAGGTAGGAGCATTTCCACTTATATCGGCAATCGTTACAGATGAAACACTAATTGAACTTACTCCTGTAGCAGTAGCATCTGCATTAGTAGCATCTGAATAAGAAACAGTAGCAATACTAGGAGAACTAGGAACAGATCCAAAACTTAATGAACCTGATATATCACTAGGCAACGATGATGTAGCATTAGCTAAAAGCCTTTGTAAACATCGTACTGCACTTCCTAATACCATTAATTGTTGTGCTTCTAACGGAAAGTTAGCTACTGCACTATCTCCATGTACCGTTAGTGTACTACCATCCGAAGTAGGTAATAAAGGTACATAATGCAAATGCCCTGAAGTAGCTCCACTACCTGCTGCTCCATTGATATATACTTTTTCATCTTCTAAATAATATACTGGATCAGTATCGGTAGAAGCATAAATAGATGCTGTATCATTATACTTTGCTTTTTCATGAGCAGGTATAGGCTTTGCTCTTACATCACTTTTATCTACTGCCAACACTTTTTTATCTGCAATGGTAAGGCCACTAGAACTAATAGCAGTTGTCTTTGCTACAGGTAATAATTTTGCACTAGGCAATGCAGATATAATCTCTCCACCAATATCTTGCAACGATTGGCTAATAAGAGCATCATCTCCTACTGTACCAATTAAATCTTCTACTTGTGTTTTAAAACTCATGTTATTTCAGTATAGCTTGTTGAGGTTGTAGATTGTTCTGTATACGCAGGTGCAGAGATACTTAATTCTGTAAAGCTAGTAGAGCTAATACTTTGTTCTGTATACGCAGGTGTACCAATTGTGTATTCTGTAAGGCTAGTTAAACCATCCCAAAATAACATACTGCTTTCCCATGTAGTTATTACATTTGTCCAGTATTCTGTTCCTATAAATATTTCAATCATTAATAATCGTATTGTTTTATATGATAGCTAGAGCCATCTCTTCCTTTATTGGCATACTTTTTTCCTTCTCGTATACACATTTCCCATTCTTTATTAAAATATTGAGCTACTTGTAATGTTTGAGGATTTAGCTCGTATCCTTTGGCTATTGCATATGTAGCCAATGCATCATGAAACTCTGCTGGAATTGCAGGAGATTCGTCCATTCGTATTCCACCTGAACCATCTCCACCTGTAGATGCAATAAAATCTTCGTCCAGTTTTACAGCATGGATCGTAACTTCTTTTGCTTCATTGACCGAAATGTAATCTGCACTACTATCGGTACTAGATACCATTGCAAGTCCAATAGCATCTCGTTCAATCCAATATACTTTTTTCAAGGCTGCCGTTCTTTGATCAACTGACATCTGTTTTCTCTGGTTTTCCTACTAAACGTGGTATTTCATATCCGTCATAATCCACTCGTGTTACTTCTGCAATGCTATCATCTAAATCATAATAGCGTGTATCTGCTGTTGTATTAAACGTGTACATACTGTTTAGTATTCTTGTTTTTCTACAGAACTCATCCAATGCTTTATTTAGGAAAATACGTATTTGTGTTTCCCCTAAGTTTGGATGATGTTGTTGAACGGTTTCTATTAATTGTTTCTGTGTCATATCTTATCCAGTCAGGGGAGCATAAAGCTCCCCCAACTTGTTTTGTTTATTAACCTGAGTGTTCTGCACCTGCATCTGCGACTGCTGCATGAGTTACGTAATAATTTGAACCATCACATAATACCTCAATCCAGTCTCCTACAACTGCATTACTAGCATCAAAAGTAACTTTATCTGAATCAGCAGTAATTGCTGTATTCGTGTCACCTAACTCTATACCAACCATTTTATCTGCAGTACCACCAATGATGTCAAAATCATTAGCTCCTGCTGTGCCTAGAATAAACTTTGCAGTCCATCCTGTTGTTGTTACTACTGGAATAGTAATATCATAAGCACCTGCTTGAGAGCAGATAAATGTTTTTCCAGAGTCAGCCATTACCAAAGTTTTGCTTTCGGCAAGAGATTCAACACCTCCACTTGTACCACCTATATAAGGTCTAGCCATAATAAGCCTCCTTACGCTGTGATTTTAAACAAATGATGACTTTCAATTAGCTGTATACCAACACCTTCATCGGACATATATTGATCTTTAACACCATCAAAGGCATTATCGGTCTTAATATTTGTCTGATACATAGATGGACGATAGACTGCATGAAACAGATTCTCATCGGATACAACTGCCATGTACTTGTTATAAGGCCCACGTAATGCTGGAGTTGGAATCAACTGTAACATACCGTGAGGTGTTTCAAGTACTCTGTAGTTAAAACCAAGACCATCACGTTTCATGTCTCCAAGAGCAACTGTCCAACCTGAGTTGCCAGCTAGTCCTGAAGTACCAGCCATTTTAGACCAGTAACCCAAAGCACCAGCTCCAACAAAAGCACGCTTCACACCTGCTTCTGGGATATACTGGAATACTTTTTCCATATCATCTACAAAGTTTGCATAGCCATAAGAACTGTCTACAGTAAATACGTTTTGTCCATCATGTGTAGATGTAGACTCACCATACTTTTCTAAAGCAGAAATAATTCCATATGTGGTTCTAATTAGATTTCCATCTGAATCAGTTCTTCCACCATCTGCAAATGTTTCATCATTATTAGTATCGTTATTTCCAGCTCCATAAGATGCTTCTTGCAATCCTGTACCACCAACTCTTTGACCGAACAAGAATGCTTTTTCTTTTTGCATCTTGTGCTCTTGAGCTTTCATCCTACGAAGTCTAGCTAATTCAGATGACTCACCTCTTAGTACTGCTGCTTCTAAAGTACCAGTAACTTGAAGTGGGGTTTTAAAGATCTGACAAGAATTGTATACAACATCTAACTCATCTGCCCATGAATCAGGAGCTGAACTACCTTCCCCATGTGCATTACCAATAATCATGTAATAATCATTATCAACAAGATCGTAATCACTTCCACTTTCTGTGCTAATAATTTTTACTTTGATTTCATCAGCATCGACTGCAGAAGAAATTACTGCTGTTGCTTTTTTACTGTCCTTTGCAGAGTTCCATATTTCAACTACAAGACCTAAGTAACTGCTATCCACAGAACTTGCTAAACCTTGTATGTTATCAATATTAAGTGCTGCACTTTCCGTTCCATTTACTGCCAAAGTAACGGTTTCACCAGCATTCTGAAACTCTTGTTTTACCCAAGGATTACGATGTTCAAACATCTTAAAAACTGGGTCTGGGACATTTCGCATTTCCTGATTACTAATCATGGTAGTAAAAGGGGCAACGTCTGTCCATAGCTCCTTAGTGACCTGCGGATCGACATAAAAATTCCGTCTATCCGTATAAAGTACACCAGAAGCTCCTTGCATTAGCTGCTTTTCTGTAGCTGCCATTTGTAACTCCTACGTTATTAATTATCTACCTGTAGCCAACAGATAGATATTCTAGTTTACTTTATAACTACACCTTACCTAGTAAAGCATCACTAAAGGATTGCTCATCTGTTCTAGGTTGTTCTGCTTGACCAGTCTGCACTACTGCAGTTTTGGGTACGCTTAACCTATTTGCTTGATTTTGCATCTCTTCAGTACGCTGTTTTACTACTGGGTTCGGGTTCGTTCTTAATTCAAACAACTTAGCCAAGTTATCTAGAGTTAAGTTTTCAGGATTCTGCGACCACCGTACAAACTCCATTGCTTTATTCTGCTCCCAACCAAAATTGTTTACAGCATGACTCATAGCCTGCTGTTGTACCATTTGGGTTTGTTGCTGTTGCATTTGAGCTTTGTACTGTGCTTGCATTTCCTGTTCACGAGCTTCATCTTTTTTTGTTAAAAAGTCCATGTACTTATCTCTGTATGACTCTTTTGCTACTCGATACTTAAACGATTCACTTTGTGGATCATTGTATGCATCGACCTCATTGTACGAATGTGGTCTTTCAGGTGCTGTTGGCTCCTTCAATGAAGGTTCTTGCAATCCTTGTTCAGGGTATGCTTGAGGTTGTCCATTGGAGACAGAGCTTTGCTCAGCAGGATTGGGATTAGATCTATGGTACTCCAATTCCTGACGTAAAGCATTAAGCTCTCCCTTGGCTTTGTCAGCTTGTGATTGCCAATATTCAAAACGAGTTGAGTCGTCTCTTGGGGAAGTTTCTTGTGTTCCTTGCGTAATTGTATCAGCCACACCAGTATCAACTGGTACTTCCCCATTAGGTATTGCAGGTTGCTCTACATTGAGCATTGCATCCTCTCTTGGTGCCTGATCAGCATTACGTGTTTCTATGATATTCTCCATTTCTTTTCCTTTGCGATTTGGTTATTTCCAGCAACCGCTTTCTTCAATTCTTATCTAAAATCTTCTGGCATTATTTGATTACCAGATGGTAAATCTTTTGTAAAAGGATTATTTTCCATATCTTCTAATGGAATAAGCTTTGCTCCCCTAAAGCCAAAATCATATGAATGTTTCTTTCCATCTATTTCATAAACAATATCTCTATTATCTGTTCCAAAAAGACTCATTTGGCCTGCATAACTATTTATATAACTAGCATGTCTAAGTGCATCATCATCTAATTTTACAACAAGACGATCATCTTCAATTTTCATTTCAGGCATATAAGTAAATTTATTTTCATTGCCTTCTTTAAAC